ACGGGGACATTGTGCAGGGCTGCCGCTGGGACAAAGAGTACCCGCTGCATATCGAGCACGACGCATGGCTGGTGGCGAAGGTGACGGTCGGCGGGTGCCAGCACATCGGCGCGCGCGTGCAGGTCTTCAACGAAAGCAACGTGACAAAGCGCGAACTGCCGGCCGATACGACGTGGGCGGGCAATCCGGCGTGTGACGTGACCGACCGTTTCGGGCCGCAGTTCGAGGCGATCAGCGACGACGAAAAGCGGTTGCGCCTACAGCGAGAGTTGGCGCGGTTCTATGCGGCGTATCGGGAGTACGACGGGGCGCTGGACGGCACGTTTAACGCGGTGACGCGGACGTATCACAAGAGCCGGACGGCGGCCGAAGTGTCGTTTTTGCGCTTCACGTTGGCGAAGTTCGTACCGGAAGGCGAAGACTGATGAGAATCGCCGTGTTGTCCGATACAAGGGTTCCAAGTCTGCCTTATGGCGGGCATGGATTAGCCAGAGTCGCTATAGACTACGCCGCCGGGTTCGTGCGTTTCGGGCATGACGTGACGTTGTACGCCGGGCCGGGGTCGAAAGCGCCGGCGGGCGTGACGTTGGTCGAACACGCCGACGAACTGGAACGGGTCGGGCTGTTGGACGCGGGCGCGGCGGATGTGTGGCTTGACCTGTCGCATTACCACGTCTTGAGCCGGCGCAAGGAACTGAAGCAGGTGCATTACATCTGTGACGACGAATGTTTGCACGAGCCGCATAACGCGGTGGTCGGGGCGGCGTTCCGTAAGCGCATGTGGCCGGCGGCGCGCGTGGTGCCGCTAGGGATTGATGTGGACGCGATACCGCTGGGCAGCGGGGGCGATCACCTGCTGTTTGTGGCGAAGGTGGAGCGCCGGAAGGGGCCGGACTTGGCGGTGGACGTGGCGAAGGACGCGAGGCGCGCGCTGCACGTCTACGGCGAACTATTTACGAATGATGCGCCGCCGGACGGATACAAGGGCGTCATCAACGACAACGGCGAATTGTACCGGGTATTGGGCGGCGGGTATGCCTTCCTCGCGCCGTACCGGGATGACGCGGGCGGCCGGGTGCTGTTGGAAGCGCAGGCGGCCGGTACGCCGGTGCTGACGTTTAGCGATGTGGGCAGCAGCGCGCATGTGGGGCACACGGTCAGCGGGTTCGTGGTACGCGATCCGGCGGAGATGGTCGAGGCGCTGGCGGATGTGCCGCACTTGAAGCGGACGGACGCGCGCGCGTGGGTGGCGGATAACCACGGGATGAACGTGATGATCGGCGGGATGCTCGAACTATTGCATGAAGCGGCGGACGGGGGGGTGTGGGGCTAATGCGTCTAATCTATTCCGTCGTGCGCAAACTTGCCGAAGTGTTTTTCGGCGGCCGCCCGATAGGCTTCGTGCGCATCCTGCGCGCTAACGAAATAGCCAAGCACAATTCGCTTGCGATTTACGACTATCTCAGCGCACCACTTCTGCTTGGACTTAAACCAAGACACGCCCTTATAGCCGGACGTGTTGCTGCTAGGCCGTTTCGTGTTTGCCATGTTTTGAGAGCGATTTGCAAGGCGCAAATTGGATCGGGTGTTTTCAAGGCCATTCCTGTTGATATGGTCAACTTCATCGGCACGGGTCAATTCACGCGCGATGAGACGGCCAAGAATGACTCGATGAAGATACACCTTGCGAAGCGTGCCATCGGGGTTGCGGGGTTGCCTGTAGGCGTACACAGTGGTGCTGTTTACTTGAGCCGTCCATTTGAAGGCGGCAAGGTCGGCGTCTATCGCATCTACGACAGCGACATAGCCTTTGGTCAATGGAATTTCGATGTATTTGGGGGTAGTATCGTTCACAGTGGCCTCCACAGTAGGTCGCTCATGCCCTCGGTCGCTACCAACGACGCGGGGGCTTTTCGTTCCCCAAATTATAGCACAAATTTCCAGTTTGTGAGCATGAAACGGGCGGAGGCACTCTAATGGCTGTGCGCGATGGAATGACCGATCTTATCGCCGAACTGCGCGGGCTGACCGACGCGGGCACGGCGGAGTACACCGTCAACGGTGAGGCGTGGTGGAGCGACCAGCAGTTGCAAGACGAACTCGACCGTAACGCCGTGTGGCATAACGACGTGCGGTTGACTGAGGAAATCGACTACATCGGCAACGATCCGACATACCTGCGCTACAAGCTGCCGTCGCAGTGGTTGGAAGGCACGGCCAGCGGGACGGCGGTGTGGCGGTTGACCAACAGCGCGGGCAGCACGTTTGCAAGCTCGGCGTTTTCGATCAATCACGCGCTGGGCGAACTGACGATGGCGGCCGACCAGGACGGGAGTTCGATTTACCTGACGGCGCGCTCCTACAAGATGTATTCGGCGGCGGCTTCGGTGTGGAGCCGCAAGGCATCGGCCTATGCGGGGCGGTTCGACGTGCGGACCGATAACCACGACCTGAAGCGGTCGCAGTTGGTCAATCACGCGCGGGACATGGCGAAGCACTACCGCAACGAGGCGGTGCAAGAGAACCTGCGCATGGGCGGCTTTACGCGCATGGTGCGGGTGGATGTCAATTAGGCGATACCGGGCTTCGGCCCGTTCGTGCGGTCGCTGGGCCGGCCGCGTGGCAAAGAGGCGTAACGGAGGTTACGGGAGATGGCGATGCTGACAGACGCGGAACTCGCGCAACTGCGAAGCGATGTGCTGGAGCTTTTGCCGGGATCGGCAGTGATTCAGCGTGAGAGCAGGGGCACGGCGGACGCCTATGGGTACGGCGGTTCGGTCAGCTATGCAGCGGTGGGCACGGTGGCGGCGCGGGTCGATCCCATGTCGACAAGTGCGCGGGAAGTTATCGGGGCGCGGGACACGGACACGGAGTTCCGTCAGTTAACCGTGCCGTATGGGGCGGACATCGCCGCGGGGGACCGGGTGGTATTCGACGGGCGCACGTATGAGATACGGACGCTCAGCGACGACCACAGCCTGCGGGCGGTGCGCCGCGCGGTGTTGGTGGTGACGACATGAGCAGGGTAGTCATCAAGTACAACCGGATACCGGAGACGCGGCGGGAAATGCGCGAGAACGCGACCGGCTTCATTCGTCGGCTGACGTTTGAAACCAAGCGGTACATCGTGCAGTCGTTTACCGTGTCGCCCAGTTCACCGTATGAGCCGCCGGGCGTTGACACGGGCGCGCTGAAGAACAGCATCAGCACGCGCGCCACGTCGGTGCTCAGTGGCGAGGTGTTCACGAACGTCGAATACGCGGTGTATCTGGAGTTCGGTACGGTGCGCATCCTGCCCCGGCCGTTCATGCTGCCGGGGCTGGTGTGGGCGTCAACGCAGGTTGACCGCGTGGCAGGCGAGATGCGCTGGGCGAGCAACCTGACCGCACGGCAAGACGCGCGGCGCGCAAAGAAGGGCAAGTAGCCATGAGCAAACGGCACGACTACGCGCTGTACGGCAAGCTGTCGGCAACCTCGGCGATCACGTCGCTGCTGTCGAGCGCGACGGCGATCTACGCCAAGCAAGCGCCGCTGGGAACGGCCATGCCGTACATCGTGTACGGCGTGCAGGCCGGCGGGCGTGACAACCGTTACGCGGGCGATCACGACGACGTGTATTACACGGTGAAGGCGGTTGCGGACGCGGCGGCAAACGGCGCGCTGGTGGCCGAACAGATTGCGGACGCCATCGAGACGGCATTGCACGAGGCCACGCTCACGCTGGAAGGCAGTTGGACGAACCGGCACACGCAGGTGATGACGGACATCAGCTACACCGAGACATACAACGAGAAGACGTACATTCACGCGGGGCGGGTTATCCGGCTCCGCAGTGACGCATAAGGGGGCAGACCATGCCAACGATCAACGGTAAGGACGCCGTGGTGTTCTTCAAGAAACACGACGGCACGGCAACACTGAGCGGTTTGCAGCGCACGGTCGAAATCGACCAGTCGATCGACACCGCCGACCACACCGCCGGGACCATGAACTACCGCCGGCGTAAGGCGACCATCGGTGACATCAGCATCAGCATCACGTCGCTGTACAACGCCGAAGACGGCACCGCCATCGGCGGACTGCTGGTGATGGGTGCCGAGGGCACGCTGGAAATCGCGCCGTCGGGCACGGCAACCGGCAACCCGAAGGGCCAGTATCCGGTAGTGGTGACGGGCGTCAGCATCCCGATTCCCTACGACGGCGAGGTTACGCAGTCGTGGAGCTTTGAGGGCAACGGCGATCCGGTCACTGAGATTCAGACGGACGTGTACTAAGCACGGGGCGGCATGAGGCCGCCCTGATGCGTTCTAACACAAGGAGACGGCGTGATGCCAGCAGTAAAGGGTGAACTGAAGTTCGACCTGTCAAAGATCAGAGCGTTCGAGATGGCAGACTTTTTCGAGGCCAACCGCTTGCAGGACTTCCGCAAGATGGCCGCGACGTTTGCCAAGTGCGCGGTGACGGTGCCGGAGGGGTGGGGCGATCCCGCCAAGCCGGAGACGTTCGACCGGCCGATGTTCGGCACGGGCGAAGGTTCGTTCCGGTGGGTGATTGAACGGTTCGTCGCCGACACACAGAACGTGGGGGAATGAGCCGGGTCGCGTTTCACATCTTCAATGGGTGGAGCGTTGACCCGGCCTCGAAAGACATGCTGTGGCGATTTGAGCGCGTGCGGATCGCCGAGGAGTTCGGCTGGCCGTTGACCTACGTGGATACGTTGAGTCAGCGGGACGTGCTGGACATCTACGGCGTATGGGACGCGAAAGCGAAAAAGCGCGAACTCGAAAAGAGCAAGGCCGAGTCAAAAGCGAAGGCGCGGCGGGGGCGTAGGCGATGACAACAGTAGCAAGCCTGGCGGTGGAGATCACTGGGGACATCAGTGGGCTTGACCGCGCAATGCGGGGCGCGGACGACGCGGTAAAGAACTTCGGGCAGCGCATGGGCGGCGGCCTGAAGAAGATCGGTGACAACATGACGACGCTGGGCACGTCGTTGTTGAAGATCACCGCGCCGCTTGTTGCGTTTGGCACGCTAGGCGTACACACTGCCGCGACGTTCGAAAGCTCCATGAACGAAATCAGCGCGCGCACGGGGTTGGTCGGTGAAGACCTCGAAAAGGTGCGCCAGTACGCGCTCAAGATGGGCGCAGATACGTCGTTCAGCGCACAACAGGCGGCTGATGCGTTCTTGCAACTGCTGTCGAGCGGTTCAAGCGCAAGCGAGGCGATAGCGACGTTGCCGACAGTGCTAAATCTTGCGGCGGCGTCGGGGCTGGACCTCGGCTATTCGGCCGACCTCGTGACCGACGTTATGAAGCAGTTCGGTATTGAGATCGAACACGCGGCGGACGTATCAGACGCGCTAGTAAAAGCGGCCGGGTCGTCAAGCGCGACGGTGGCAAGCCTTGCCGACGGCATGGCAAACGTGGGGCCGGTGGCGGCGATGCTCGGCATGAGTATCGAGGAAACGGCGGCGGCGCTGGCGACATTGTCCGAGAACGGCATTAAAGGCGCGGAGGCCGGTACCGCGTTGCGTACCGTGCTGCGCGAACTGATGGCTCCCAACGACGAACAGAAAAAACTCCTCGAAGAATTGGGCGTCACAGTATTCGACGCGACGGGCAAGTTCCGCGGGCTGGACGCGGTTGTGGACGACCTGAACACGGCGCTAGGCAGCCTGACGCCGGAAGAACAGGCGGCCGCGATGCAAACGCTGGCCGGCGCATACGGCATCACGGCACTAAGCGCGCTGCTGGCGTCGAACGGCATTGACGGAATGCTGGCGTCAATGGAGCAGGCATCCGGCGCGGCCGACGTGGCCGATGCGCGTATGAAGGGCTTCGCGGGGGCGTTCGAAAGTCTCAAGGGCAGCGTTGAAACGGTGATGATCGAGGCGATGACGCCGTTCATGAACAACGTGCTGACGCCGCTTGTGGAGAAGTTGACACCGATCATCAACAGCATTGCGGCGTGGGCCGCGGCGAACCCTGAATTGGTGTCTACGATTGCGGCTGTGGTGGCGGTGGTCGCAACGCTGGGCGCGGGGCTGACCGCGGCCGGTGTGGTCATAAGTTCGGTCGGAACGGCAATGGGCGTGCTGGGCGGGGCTGTCGCGGCGGTGAACCTACCATTGGTTACGTTGGTCGCCGCAATAGGGCTGCTGGTGACGACGGCCAACACCTTACTGCCGCAGATTGTCGAAAGCTGGGGCGAGGCGTTCCGGCAGATTGGCATCTTCATCGACATCGTGATCGGCAAGGTCGAGTCATTGATCGCCAAAATAGGTGAAGCGGCCAACCTCGTTGTGGGCGGGTGGGCATCGGGGATTGACGCGATACTAAACCCGTATGGCGCTGCACGGCGCGGCGGACAGAGTACATACGAGTTCCAGTCGGGCTACATGGACAACTTCGGCGGCACGCGCCAAGCGGGGCAGCAGATGCCGGTGCCGGGCATGGGGAACGTACCCCCCCCCAACGGGAGCAACCGATCCGGCCTCGATTATGTCCCCTACGACGGCTATATGGCGCGCCTCCACCGGGGCGAGCAGGTGTTGACCGAGAACGAAGCGCGCGGGCGCGGATCGCAGCCGATTGTGGTCAACGTGACGGCGTATGGCACGAACGAACAGGAGTTCGCGGAGATGGTGCGGCGGGCGTTGGCGGGGGCGGCGAGATGAGCCTAAAGGTAGGCGTAGACTTCGACGGCAACGGGTGGGTCGAACTCCACCGGGCCAGCGGTGACGCTAACAACCTATTCGGCGCGGACGCGGCTAATGCGTGGAACCTGGAACGCTCGACGGCGGCAGGCACAATCACCGCGTCCGAGGCGCTTACCGCGATGGGGCCGTGGAATCAGCCGTACTATGGCCGCAGCGGTATCCTGCTGCAAGCAATCGACACCAATGACCGTTACGCGATTGGCTTTAACGGCACGGCGACATACAACATCACCGGGCAGGCCAGCGGGACCTACAGCGCGTGCATTTGGGCAAAGACGGCCGGCGGTACGATGTCGGCGCGGTTGCGGCTCAAGACAAGCGCCACGCCGGGGTCTGCGGTCGGGACAATAGTCGACCTGGATGACACGGCTTGGTACAAAATGGAAGTGTCCGGCAGTCTGCCGTACACCAACCAATCGGTATTCATCGAGATCGAGGCGACCACCGCGTCAAGCGATGCGTGCTACTTTTACGGGCCGATGATCGTAGCGGGCGCTGCGCTGCCGGAGTATCTCAACTGCGGCACGGACGGCCAGCACGAGAACATCAGCGACTATGTGCAGTGGGCGCAATGGAATACCGGCTTTACACAACCGTATAAACTGCTGGCCGGCGCGGGGCGCGCGTCGTTTGTGCTGGTCAACGATGACAAGCGTTTCAGCCCGGAGTATGCCAGCGGGCCGAACTTCGGCAACTTCGTAAACGACCGTCTTGTGCAGGTGGCCGATGGTGACGGAAATGTGTTGTGGACGGGGTTTGTGGACGCCTGGACGCCCCAACACGGCACGAATTACGAACGCATGGCGGCGCTGGAAGCATCGGACGGGTTCAAGTTTATCACCGATACCGAGATATTCCCGGACCTCAAGACCAGCGCGTCACCGAGCACGTTGATTACGCATGTGCTTGACCTCGTAGAGACATCGGCGGCGGCCGTGCTGACGTTCGACGGCGTTAAAGGCAGTGCAGACAACTTCAACACGCCGTACACGATTGACCTGACCGGGCTGGAAACCGAGACGGTACCGTATTACTTCGATCAGACGCCGAACGAAAGCGACAAACAAGGGCATCAGCCGGCCTCGCTGTTAGAGGACATCCTGACCGGCATACAAGCGAAGTTCTGGTGGACGCGCTGGGGGTTCGTAGATTACAACGGGCCGGCCGAAGACGGCGGAGCGGTGGCCGCGACGTTCGATAACTCGGCTATCAGCCTCAATTACCAGTGGGGCCAGAACATCGTCAACGAGTGTACGGTGAACGCCTATCCGCGGTTGTACGGCGCGTTCGGCACGCTGTGGCGCTTGCGCGAGACGTTCGACGTAGACGCCGGCGCGACGGAGCTTATCCGGGCGTATTACTCCGACCCGAACAATGACGCACGGTGCGGGGCGGACGCCGCCACGGTGGTCTTGAACAGCCTCACCTACAGCGGCGCGTCGATTGTGGCGACGTTGAACGACATTGACGCCATGAGCGCGGAAATTCAGGTGGTCAACTCGGCGGGCGTGTCGCGCAGCCTGACCGGCGCGCGCCTGCAAGGCAACACGCTAACCGTATACGACACGATAGCGCGCACGCGCGAGGACAGCACGAGCATTGCCGCCAACGGGCGCAAGGGCGAGAAGATCGACAGCCGCTGGGTGGCAAAAGGCAAGTGGGCGAAGCGGTTGGCACAGTTCCGAGTAAACCGGTTCAAAGATGCGCGCGGCGAGGTGGTGAGCCTCACGGGGCGGTATGACATCGACAGCCAATTCGCGGACTGTTACATCGGCAAGAAGATTAACGTGGTTGATGACCAGCTAGACCACGACGCCAATTACATCATCATTGGCGAAGATCACCGCTGGGAAGTCGGCGATGTGCATTACACAAAGCTGTATTTGGAACGCACGACAACGACGAAGGTCAGCACGACAAGCGTCTAGGAGGCGATATGCGCAACATACGTGTGATCGTAGCAGTGGGGTTGATTGCGGCGGTGCTTGGGGCCGTCGCGGGGCAGAGCGTGCATCCGCGGAATACGGTGTGTTCAGGCGCGGTGACAATGGCAGGGTGGGACATTGCGGTAGAGCGGGCGTCGTACTTTGACAACGGCGCGGTGCTGAAGTGCGCGTACAACCGCAACGCAGCGGTCGGAGACGGCACATTTGCATGTGCGGCCCCGTACAGCGATCCGCAAGGGAACGCATGGGCGCTTACGTTTAGCGGGATAGACGCTAACGGGCGCGGCGTGTGTCAATACGTCTACAGCACGCCGGCGGTGACGGGCTTTCGCACGGCGCGATAGGGTTGCGCGTTGCCGTATAATTGAGATAGCGTAAACACACAACGGAGGCGCACGGCTGATGCGCATACTGGCCCGATTCGGGGCTTTTTTAGTTCTGCTGCCGCTGGTGGTTCAGCCGGCCGCCGCGCAGATTGGCGTCGGGGTGGACCTGTCGCCGGAGACCATCCGCGCGCTGAACGAAGCGGAGTTGGCGCGGTTCGTCATCATCATCGGCGCGGTGTTGTCGTTCAGCATGATCGGCACGCTGTCGAGCATCGTGGTCATGCAGCACCGGGCGTCGGGCAAGCGGGCGGCTGAGGCGGAAGCGGACAAAAAGCGCGACGACGAACGGTGGCAGAAGCGGTATGAAAACGACAGGTCAGACCGCGAGGCGCACATACAGGCGCTCGTGCGGGTATCGGACGCCGGACACGAAACGGCGTTGGCCTTACAGCAAGTGCGCGATTTTATCGGCGGGCAGGCGGATTTGAGCCGCGCGACGGTCGAGGAAATGGCGGCCAACCGGCGCACGAACGAACTGCATGACAAGAACGCAATCAAGCGTCACGACGAACTGACCAAGAGCATCGAGGGGCTGGCCAAGCGCGTAGACAACGGGTACGCCCGGCTCAGCAAGGCGATGCAAGAGGGCGTAGAGACGGGCGTGCAACGGGGCATCGTACACGCGGCGGAGATGTTGAAGGCGGTGTTTCAACCGCTGGTCGACCGGATCGAACGGATGGAGACGAAAACCAATGTACAGACTACTGATGATCGTGGTACTGGCGCTGCTGATGGTGGGGCCGGTGGCGGCGCAAGCGGTGGAGCCGGCGGTGCCGGTGGTGACAACGCCGTATGACGCGGCGATCTTGGCGCTGATTGGCGTCCTGATTGCGGTGCTGGGCATCGGCGGGTACGTGCTGGTCAAGAACAGTTCGACGCGGATGATCGCCGAGGTGGTCGTGAGCGTGCTGGAAGTGGCGGTGAAGTTGACGCCCAGCACGACCGACGACGCCGAGGTTGCGAAGCTGCGGGCCGAACTGGAGAAGCTCAAGGCGGCGTTGCCGCCAACCGTGACCGGCGCGGATGTCAGCCGGGATGAGGCAGAGGCGGAGGGCTAGGCCATGAAGTCGATTGTACTTGAAGTGACGCTCACGGGCGCGACGGGCGAGGTTAGCGGTATTCCGGGCGCGCACGGGCACATCATGTCGTATCGCATCAACTACACCGGGCAGAGCGGCGACACGGCCGACGTGACGTTGTACGAGACGATTGACGGGGCCGACGAAACGCTGTTGACGTTGGCGAATCAGAACACCGACAAGCGCGCGCCGCTGGTGTATCAGGCCGATGGCACGGACGGCGCAGACGTGACAGACCAGTACGGCGCGGGCATTCCGATCTTCGGCGGGTCGCTGAAGATGACGGTTGCCGGTGCCGCGGCCGGCTCGATCAAGTTGATGCTGAACGTACTCGAATAGCGGAGGGCTGAGACATGGGAAGCATTGCAGAGGGTGAACGCAACAAGATGCTAGACGCGCTGGTCGGGCGAGGCGCGTACTCGGCGAACGCCGCATTCTACGTCAAGCTGCACACCGGAGATCCGGGCGCGGCGGGCACGAACAACGCGGCGACCGAAACCACGCGCCAGGCGGTGACGTTCGGCAGCGGGGCGGCGTCGGGGGCCATCTCGAACACGGCACAGGTACAGTGGACATCGCTGGCGGCCACCGAAACCATCAGCCATGTATCGTTCTGGACGGCCAGCACCGACGGCACGTTCCTCGGTTCGGACGATCTGGCATCATCGCAGAATGTCAACGCGGGCGGCACACTCACGATTGCGATTGGCGATCTGGACTTGACCCTGACCTAAGCAATTAGCGCGGGGGCTAGATCATGACCGAATCCACGTTTACGCAGGATAGCGTCGATTACCTGCTGCGTGACAAGTTCACCAGCGACGTGAACCCGCTAGTGGACGCCAACGCCAGCGAGGGCAGCGGTGTTGGATACCGCGACGTGACCGGCACGGGCATGTATGCGGCGGACGGGCGGCTCAGGGGAGGCGGGGCCAGCACGAACCTATGCTACAAGACGGCCAGCGGCGGGGGCGGTTGGACGCGCGTCGGCGGGCGCACGTTCACCGCGATTGTCTCCCCGTGGGACGGCGATCTGGACGACCTGTATTTCCATTTGGCGGAGACGGCGGGCGGAATTGACGGGTACGGCCTGCGGATTGTGGGCGGGTCGAGCATCTACGCCTATGAGCCGGACGGTACGACGACGCCGCTGCTGCTGGAAGCCGACAACCCGATTAAGGCGGTGCGGTATCAGATCGGGATTACGCTGAACGAAGGCGAGGGCGCGGTCTATTGGATCGCCGCCATGCAAACGTACAGCTTCGCCGGTACCGAGTGGGACGTACCGGCGGCGACCACGGCGCGTATTCTGTTTGTGTCACAGGTGGGCACGGCCAACGAGTACTTTCCGACCATCCGCAACGACGCGGGTACATCGGGGATTGCCGCGTGGGAGGACGTGCGCCTGCTGGACATCAGCGGATGGGCCGGGGCCGACGGGCTGGCGATTGTCGCGGATCGCTTCGACCGCAGTGACACGACCAACGACAACGCCAACTGGACCGTCGACGGCGGCGGCACATTCGGCATCTCTGGCAACCGCGCGTATCTGGTCAGCAGCGGCGGCGCGCAGAATCAGGCCAGCAAGAACGCCGGGACCGACGACAACGTGATCCTCGTCGTCAAGCAGACCACGGGTAGTTCGTCGGTCGGCAACTCCGGCGTCATCATGAATCGCGTGTCAGGCACGCGCGAGATCAACCTCGCGCCGTACAACGACGCGTCGATCCGCATGGACTCGATCAACGGCGGTTACGCGACGTTGGCGACGGGCGGACCCTACATCACCACCAACGACACGCTTCGGTGGGTCGTCATGCGGCAGGGAAACACCTACCGCTATTGGGTCAACGGTGCGCCGACACAGGATATCGTCAACCCAACCACCGACAGCTATCAGGACAGTCCCGGCACGTACTACGGCATCTCGACGTACGCGGGACCGGACACCGGCGTGACGTGGGATAGCTTCGCGGTCTACCCGCTGCTGTTCACGCTGCCCGCCGCGCTGCAAACGACGGCGCTGGACACGCCGACGGTCGGCGACAATCTCGAAACAAAGGCGTTCACCGATACCAATGGCACGGCGCTCACGACGCACGACGCCGATTGGAGCGTCGGCGCGGGGACGTGGACGATCCAGAGCAACCGCGCCAGCGTGTCGGGCAGCGGCGATCTATACGCCTACCTGAGCGCGGGCCAAGCCGACTATCAGGTAACGGTGGATGTGATCGCCGGCACGTTGGGCGACCTGCGGGCGGGACTGATCCTCCGCCGCGCCGATGCGTCGAACATGATGCGCGTGCGCCTATTTGTGGACACGGCACAGCCGGATAACGACGAAATCGAAATCGAGACGGTGATTTCCGGCTCGGCCACGGTCGTGCAAAAGTGTTACCTGAATAACTATTTTGCGTCGGCTGGCACGTATGAACTCAAGTGTCAGGTCAGTGGCGACGTTCTCTATGTCTACCTCGACAGCGTGCTGCATTTGGTCTATTACATCCCGTCGAGCCTGTCGAGCGGGCAAGGCGTGGGGCTGTACCGCGAAGGCACGGTAGACGACGGCGCGACGTTTGACGACTTCATCGTAGACGCGATTGGCAGCACGCCGGCGGAGACGGGGCCGCTGCTGCTGACGGCGGCGTCGGGGGCGGCGGTCAGCGCAACAAGCGCGGCGTTCACGGGGCAGGTGATCGCCTCGGCCACGGGCGCGATTGCGACCAGCGCGACGACGGGCGCATTTACGGGCGGGCTGGCGGCGTCAGCGACCGGTGCGATCAGCAGCGCGGCCAGCGCGGAGGCTCTTGCGCAAGCGGCGGCGACGGCAGCGGGTGAAATTGCGACCAGCGCCACGGCGGATGCGTTCACGGGCGGGATTGCGGCGGGCGCGGCCGGCGGGATAAGCGCAGCGGCCTCGACAGAAGCGTTTGCCGGCGCGTTGGCGTTGGCTGCGACCAGCGGCGCGAGTGTGACGGCCAGCGCGTCGGGCGGGGCGGGCGAAACGGGGCCGCTTGATCTGAGTGCGGTGTCCGGCGCGGCGGTATCGGCGACAACGGAATCGTTCACGGGCGCGGTCGCGGTATCGGCGGCCGGCGGGATTGCGGTATCGGCCAGCGCGGGGGCGTTCGGACAAGCGGTGGCGGGGGCCGTGGCCGGCGTATCGGTCACGGCAGTCGGTGAGGCATTTACGGGCGGGCTGACGTTAGCGGCGGCGGGCGGGATTGTCAGTTACGCCACGACAGCAGTGGGGCCGATTACGGCGGGCATGAGCATTGCGCGGGCGGCCACGGCGGGGCTGACGGTGACGACTGCGGCCGGGGCTGGGCTGGACATCGAAGCCGAGGACGTGGCGGCGTTGGCGATAGTGCTTGCGGCTAGTGGGACAATTGAGACAGACGAGGCGGCCAGCGCCGCATTGGAGTTCGAGCCATGACCAGCTATTACGAGGGGCAGCGCGTGACCATGACGGTGACGTTTACCGACGGTGACGGCGCGGCGTTCGATCCGTCGGGGGTCGAGTTTCGGGTGAGGCGGCCCAGCGGTGTAACCGATACGTATAACAACGGTGACGCCGGCGTGACCAACCCGGCAGTAGGGACGTGGAAACTGTCGTACGTGATACCGGCCGACGGGCGCTATGTGGTGACGGTCGAAAGCACGCAGTCGGGCTTCGAGGCAGTGACGCAAGCGCGGTTTATTGCGATACAGCAGGGCGCGTAATGGTCATTGCGCTGGAACACGTCACGCAGGTGGGGCAAGGCGTCCGTAACCTGTGCTTTCAGGCGTGCTTCGCCATGATCCACCGCGCGCTGACCGGCGAACGGCTGACGGCGGGGCAGGTGGCACGCGCGACCGATACGGCGGATGGTACGTTCAGCGATCCTGACGAAATCCGGCGCATCTTCGCGCATTATGACGTGCGCTGGTCGTATCGCCGGCCGGCAGACATGGCGTGGTGGGTCGATTGGCTGGGGCGCGGACGGTTGGCGGCGGCGTTGGTGAACTACGGCACGCTGATTGGCTCCGATGACAACTTCGCACATTTCATTCTGCCCGTGGGCATCAATGACGAGTTCGTGTGGCTCCACGATCCGCTGCGCCTATACGGGCCGGTGCAGGTACCGCGCCACCAATTCGCCGCGGCGATTGCGGAGCCGACACCGGGCAATACGTTCGTCGAACAAGCATGGGCAGTCGAGGCGGAGGTACCGCGCATGAAGCGGGGGATCGGATACAACGTACACGCCGGGTTCACGCATGACGACCAGTGGGCGGCGTGGCTTGACCAGTGGGCGGTTGACAAGCCCGGCGCGCTGTTGGTGTTCGATGACTTCAATGACATCAAGAACGTCAACCGCGCGATTGAAGCGTCCGAACGGCTGCCGGATACGACGGTGATCTACCGGCGGTTCTTGCAGGGCGACAACCAGCAGAACTACATCAGCCCTGCGCAGTGGGTCAACGAGCATCGGGGGCTGGCCGGGGAGCGCGTGTACTGTGCGCTCAATAACGAGCCACACGGCCCCGCGCTGAATATCGCGGACTTCCATCAGGAAACGGTGAAACAAGCGCGTGCGGCGGGCATACGGGTCAGCGTGGGCGGCTTTAGCGTAGGGTCTCCGGCCGATGCGACGATTGAGGCGCATTTGCCGCTGTTGCGGTGGATGGCCGCGAATCCGGGCTGGGCGATCCTCGATTTGCACGAGTACACACGGGCGCTGTGGACGGTCGACTTTGCGCGCGATGCGAAGCAGCCGGACCGCTGGCCGCCGGCCGTGCATGACGGGGCGGCGTTGTGGCTGATGGGCCGGTTTCGCCGGTGGTTGCATTACTGCGATCAGATAGGCGTGAAGCGGCCGCAGATCGTCATCGGGGAATGGGGCTTCGACCGCGTGCAAGCGGTCGGGGCCGATGTGTACGGCGATACCGAGGGGCTGCATACGTGCGCGCCGGTGTGGCAAAGCTGGGGCTTCGAGGACTGGCAGCAGTACGCGGCGATGCAGCTGCAAGCGGCGTGGAAGGCGATCTACGCGGCGTATCCTGAGGTGTTGGGCGTGTGCTATTTCCAGCTACAGACCGGAGACAAGTGGGCGACGTTCAACGCCTACACCGCACCGCGCTTTATGGAATTGACACGAGAGGGGTTCGATACGATGGCAGTGACACAACCTCAGCCGGTCACAGGCTACGCGGCCGGCGCGTATACGTTGGACTACGTAGGGGGGCGCGTAAACGTGCGCAGCGGGCCGAGCACGAGCGCGGGCATTGTTGGCACGGTCGGGCACGGGGATCCGGTCGACGTGCTGGACGCGGCGGTAACGGTTGATGGCAAGTGGCTGTTCCAGCGCGTGCAAGGCGGATACATGGCGACCAAAGGCGGGGCGTGGACGTTGGCACCGCGGACGGTCGACAGCGAGGCGTGGGCGCTGGTGAAGCAGGCGCGCGACCAGTTGACGGCGGCGCTCAGTAGGGTAGGCATAAGCTAACCGAAACGGCGCGCCGGGGTGTATGGGACACGCCCGACGCGCCTAACACGACACGGAGGTACCCGTGAGCGTTTCACCCAATTTTACCACTCAAGACCCCGAAATCGGGTTAGCGAAAACCAACGAACTCGCGGACATGCCGGCCGCAGACCGGGCCGCGTTGACCGGCTCCGACCTGCTCACGCGGTACGTGAGTACGGGCATGCGGCAGCGCGACTTTTGGCGGGCGCACCTCGCGGACGTGATGACGTTCGATGCGTTTCACGGGCGGCTGTACCGGGCGCGGAAGGGCATCCGGTCGCAAGCGCACCTGTTCACGCATGACCTCGGCGCGCCGTGGCGGCTGACCGGCGGCGACTGGCTGATTGTCGGTGACGTGCAACTGCCGACGACCAACTACGACTACGCCGGCACGCTGATGGCGATTGCCGAAAAGCACCTGCGCAAGCCGCGTAAGCTGATATTGGCCGGTGACTTCATCAATGCGGATGCGTTCAGCGACTACGACAGCGACATTCAAACGCCGCGCTTCGAGGCCGAAGTGGACGCCGCCGAAACGTTGATCTTCGAGTTCTTGAAGGTGTTCAGCGACATCTACTGGATATGTGGCAATCACGAGCGCAGAGTGGGGCGCAAGACACACGGCGCGTTATCGCCGGCGCACCTGCGCAACCTCGTAACGCCGCATAGGGACCGCGTGCATGTCTCACACTGGGGATGGTTGACGCTCGACACGCCGACCGGCGAATGGCGCGTGACGCACTCGAAAGCGTACAGCGTGCAGCAGTTGAACGTTGCCGACCAGCTCGCGCAGAAGTTCCAACAGAACATAGTGGCTCATCACGAACATCATTGCGCGATAGGGTGGGACCGGTACAAGCGGTATGTCACGATCAACAACGGCGGGCTGTTCGATCCGGCGTCAATGGGGTACGTGGTGCTCGATGACTCGAAAATGCCGAACATGCAACGCGGGTTCACGATGATGCGCGGCGGGTTTCCGACGCTGTTCGGGCCGGAGCCGATGACGGACTATGACCGGTGGCTGTGACGCAGCGGACATCAGGTTGACGCCTCCTATGCGTTGACCCGTGCCGCCGGGTATCGTCGCTGACATCGCGGCGGCGTTGTTTTGGGAGGGGGCTGGGCGTGTTCACCGACGTTGCGTGCAAACGCTTTTCCTGCGCTTGTCCGTGCGTCCACGGAGAGGCCCGCAGGTGCGTCGGGTTCCGTTGCAATCCCGTTGTACCCCCATGTCGGCGTGCAACTCGCCAGAGGTGGCCGGCGGACCATTTACCGCTTCACCGTCCGCCGGCCGGTACCGCTATAGTGGACCCTTTTAGGGTCGATGATGACACCGCAGTAAGCGCGAGCGCCCAAGCTTGTACGTCTACAAGCTACCCTCAGTATACACCCACTCCCTACCCTGTCAACGGCCCCCCACAAATTGGTTACACGAAACGCTTGACAACCTATGCACCCTCGCATATACTGATGTGTATAGACCGCACACACAGGAGACGACGAGATGACCAACCCAGCGCAAAACGCAACCGTCCGCATCATGCCGATCACGCCAGCGGTCGGGGACCGCATTTTCGTCAAGGAATACGAAGCGCTGAAATACTTCGTCCCGCCGAACGGCTTGCTCGTAAACCCTATCCGCCAAACCACAGGCGGATACCACTCCACGGTGGTACAAGTTCTCGCCGAGGAAATCGGCGAAGATGAGCTAGGAAAGCCAGTTTACAGCGTCAGCATCATCGACGCGACTGGCCGGGAGCACCCGGTGGAACACGTGCAGTTGCTATACGGTAAGTGAAACCCTTCCACCCAGTAGGTGTGTATCTCACTCCCCACCATGTCGGTGCACATGATGGGGAGAAAGATGCAATCCTGCATCACTTAGTCCAAGAGGAGAAATCATGGACGCCAAGCGCACAACCTTGATCGAAAACATTCAGTTCCTAAGTGTTTTCGCCGAAGATTTGGTTATGGCCCAAAAAGCCTACGCCACCGCAATTGCGGTGGCACAGGAAAGGGTGGGGCAGAATCTGGCGGTGTCGCTCTTCGAGAGCGACGCCGCTTACCTCGCGTACCGGGCGCTTGAGCGCCGGTTCGTGAGGATTTACAAGGGGGAAACGGCAGACGCGGAAAGCGTCTGGGAATCCATCGTTGCCGGGGAGGCGTTTCCTTCCTTCCCGTACGTTTGGCTCCCAAACGCAGAATATGGGTGGTGGAACATCGAAAATCCCACCACCCGTGCGTGGTGGGTCAAAGAAGTTCTTATAGAAGCAGGGTGGGAGCGGGACGGGGAACAGTGGTTCCCGCCGTCTCCGTCTCCGTCTGAGGAAGAGACTGAGAAGGAGGACTGATGATCGTAAATCTAACCCCCCATGAGATTAACGTAGTGGATGTCGACGGCAAAGTCGTCAGCATTCCGCCAAGCGGGCGTGTCGCCCGCGTCGCACAGACCCGCGAGCAGCGCGGGACCATCGACGGCCTCGCCGTCACCTACTCGACGTTTGGCGACGTCGAGGGGCTGCCGGCGCCGCAGGCCGGCGTGATCTACGTCGTCAGCGGCCTCGTGCTGTCCGCTGTTCCCGACCGCCCCGATGTGTTCGCGCCGGGTGAGGCGGTAAGAGACGAAGAAGGCCGGGTGATCGGCGCGCGTGGGCTTAGCTGCACGCCTGCGTACAGGGGGGAATACGGTGCGCTCACGCTGCAGGGGGACGAGTAACCATGATGCACGAATACTCGCACCCGCTACTCACTCGCCCACTCGTTGCCTACGGCTCCTATCGCCTCCGCGAGGCGGCAGCGATGCGCGAGACTGCACGCCGTTCTTCCATCAAAAAATCGCGTGCAGTTGACCTGTGAAATAAACGACTGGGCGCGTCATCACGACTGGTTTGTGCTGTATCGGCGCACGGCCAGCGGCGCGTGGACCGTCACCGTGTCAGTCAACGCTTAAAGCACCACGGGGGGCGACGCATCCGATCACGCGCACAGACGACAGGGGGCAGGCATGGAGGCGCAATTGACACTCACCGAGCGCGCACAAGCGCAGGGCAAAACACCACTCGAACTTATTGAGGCTGCGTTACACACACACGGCAGCGTAACCGCGGCGGCGAAGGCGCTACACGTCAGCCGCCCGACGATCCTGTGGCACCTCGAAAAACACGGCCTACGCGCCGTGACCACCATGAAGCCGGCCGTCAAGCTGGTACCGGCTGACACCTAATCGACGCACGCAACAGACCGACAGAACGAGCGAAACAACGACCGCACACGGAGACATGACGATGGCAGAAACCCTCCCCCGCGACGACGAAAGCGCCCGCCGGCTGGCGGCGCTGGATGCAGACCTTGCCGGACAAATCCGCCGGCAGTGGATCGCAAAGCATGGTGACGTGACACACCGCGTTATCGACCGCGAGAGCCGCAGCACGAACCCGCCGGGGCACAAGCAGGCGTGGACACGCGGACAGCGGCATCACCGGCGCGAGTTTGGATACGAGGACTAGGCGATGCCAACCGTTGACGAACTGACCGCCCAACTGGACGCCGAATACGAACACATTCAGTTCTTGCGCCAAGCGCGGGCAGAGATGGAAGCACAGCGCGCCGAAGTCGGCAAGTGGATCAGCCGCCACCTATGGACGTTCACGAACCCTGAAGAATACCGGCACATGACATACCTGCGCTGGCTCGACAGCGAGATACAGCGGTTCGATGACGGCATCGAGGCGGTGTGGAATGGACGTTGACCGCGCAATGGCGCTGCTGGACGCGCTGCACGCCGCCAGGAACGCCGAATACGAGGCCGTGCGCCAGTACGCCAAGACGGTCAGCACGCGCGACCGCCGGCGGTTGGTTGCGGCGCTTCGGCACACGACCGCGATTGAAAACGAGTTGCACAAGTTCTATGTGAGCGCACAGGAGGCGTAACGATGTTTGACCCGAAGCCGTACACAATCAAGCTAAAAGGCAAGGACTATTTGCCGGTTGCGCCGCGCGTGGCGTGGTTTCGTGACCAGCACCCGCAGGGCAGCATCACGACCGAACTAGTGAGCCTTGAACCGGTTCCGATTATCCGCGCGACCGTGACCAACGGCGACGGGCTGGTGCTGGCTACCGGCTTCGGAACCGGCGCGCCCAGGCCAAACGCGGTGTATGCGGGCCGTGAGGTCGAAAAGGCGGAGACGGCGGCGATTGGCCGCGCGCTGGCCGCTGCCGGCCTCGGCACGTTGCAGGCGGGCGAGTTTGACGACGCCGATGACGACCACTTGGCCGACAGCCCGGTTAACCGCAAGCCCAGCGCCCCGGCCCCGCGTGCGCCGGAACCCGCGCCGCAGGATGACGGCTGGCGCAAGGTGGGCACGGTCGAAGAAATCGAAGTGCGCAAGACGGCCAAAGGCGGCCGGCAGATCGTCGCGCACTTCACGGCCGAAAGCGGAGCGCCTGCATCGACCACGTTCTACACCCGCGAGCCGTTCCGTCAGATGGGCGGCGTGTGGGCTGAACGGGCCGAAGGCTGGACGGAGACGAAAGTATACGACGTGACGGACGTGCATCCGGCGGCGGTGCTGCTGACCAACGGCAACGAGTTCATTGTGAGGGCATCGTGAACCTGCGCACGCTCCGCGACTGGACGGATGACGAACTGGAGACGGTGTTGGCTTCGGCCCGCACCGTCTACGAAGACGCCCGCGAACGGTACTTTGACATCGAACGCGAGCGCACGCGCCGGCACCCGCCGATCTACCCCACCTGCGCGCTGTGCGACGGCCGGCTCATCGGCGGGCATTGCGACACGCCGGATTGTCCGAACTGGCACGGATGCCCGTTTTAGACTGAACGCTCTCGCGGAGGGTGAATGATGATCTACCAACCGAACCTCGATTACCTGACCTGCCCCGAATGCGGCGGGCACGGCTGGCTGTACGACTATACCGAGTGGTGCCGCAACTGCGGCGGGGACGGTGAACTGTGAACACTGACGACAACCCGCCAACCATCGCCACGTTATCGCTTGCCGGCGACACCCGCCGCCGGATCGCCGCCAGCGAGGGCCGGTTGGCCGCGCTGATGATCGCGGATTTCAACGAGGCGTTTTACGCCTGCGACACGGAAGCGGCGCGCGTGCGCTGCTGCCGGGAATACAGCGACGCCGTACGGGTGACCATCTATGACTAACATCTTCGACCAACTGACCGACCTGGCCGCCCGCGCATCTGCGGGCGGCGAGGTCTTCGAGGACGCCGTAAGCATCGGCACCACCGCGCGCACCAACGCCGACCTGTACCGGCTGGCGCTGGGCGAACTCGCCAGCACCATCACGGCTCGCTACGGCGACGCCAACGTGGCGCGCTTTGCGCAGGCCGTGGGCTACGAACCGCGCACCGTGCGCGAATGGCGTCAAGTCACGACGTTCTGGGGCGGGCTGGCCGCGTGCGCGGAGCGCGTGACCGAGACGCCCGTCAGCTATTCGCACCTGCGTGAACTGGCGCGCCTAGACGACTTCCCCGCCGCTGTCGACCTGCTGGAACGGGCCAGCGACGGGGCGTGGAGTGTGCGCGAACTGAAGCGCGAAATCCGCCAACGGTACGGCGCGCCCGTGCCGCCGGCGGTGTACCTGGACTGCGAGGCGGCGATTGTACGCGCCGATACCGAGCGCGGCGTGATCGTGCTGAGTGTCGGTGACGGCGTGTTCGACGTGCTGAACGTCAAACGGGCGCGCGTGCGCCTCAGTGAACCGAAGTATGCAGGGGGTGAGGAATGAGCACGGAGAAACGTTGTACGCGATGCGGGTTCACCTGCGACGAGGCCGACACGCCGTTGTACTTCAACAAGCGGTATAAGGCCGCGCGGGGCACGTGGGAAAGCCACTGCAAGGCGTGCCGGAACGCACAGCGGGCCGACCGTGAAGCGCGCAAGCGGAAAGACCCGGCGCACATCGCGGCCAAGAATCAGCGCAACCGGGAGAGCTATCAACGGCGGCGCGAGACGGTGTTGGCGAAGCTGGCTGAGAAGCGGGCGCAAGGGGGCGGGGCTGTGAGCAAGCGCGTAGCAGGCCGAACCGCGAAACGGTGCCCGCGTTGTGGCGTGACGTACAAGCACCCGGAGCGCCACTTTCACAAAGCCAGCGACCGGGGAGACGGGCTGTCGGCGATCTGCAAAGACTGCAAACGCATGGCGTGTAACGCGCGATACAACGCCCACAAGCACGACCCGGCGTTTATCGAACGGCGGCGTGAACAGAAGCGCAAGCATGACGCAAAACGGCGCGGGGTGCCCTACATTCCGCACAGCGAGGTTGTACAGACGGCCGACACGCGCACGGCGGAGATGGGGCCGGAGTGGCGGCAGTACGAACTGCGGTTCGATAACGACATGCGCGAGAACATGGCGACGTTGGCGCAGGCGCTGGCCGTCACCGACTGGGCGCTGTGCAACGTGAATCGGCTGATCGAACCGGTGCGGGCGGTAAAGGCGAACCCGAACGCGGCGCGGCTGGTCCGGTTTCACGCGGCGCTGCGCATTGTACGAGCCGAAGTAGAGCGCGAGACGCGCATAGACAAGGGGGCATGAGATGACGACGTACACGAACCACAACGGCAACGGCAGCCGGCCGCGGTTGTCGGACAGCCTCGCATCGGACTTGCGCTGCCTGATCCACCGGCACGAACCGGCGTTTATGATCGCCGAACGGTTAGCCGACCTCGAAGCGGTCATGTGCTGCGTGCGCACCGAGGACGGGCGCGTGCGCTGGTTGAATGCGCAATTGGCGATCTATGCCGACGCCGAGGCGTTGTTTGGCGGTGAGGCATGACGCACGACGACATCAACGCGGGGATTGCGTATGGCATGGGAGCGGTGACGTTCTACAAGCACATCGAACACGAGAGCGTTGCTACCTGGCATGTTGTCGTCAAGATGCGCCCTGGTGGGTTTCGTTCCGAGTTGCGCAGACCTCACAGCGCACTCTACGCGATGAAATGCGGTGCGCTGTGCATTATCCGCATCAGCGACGGCGTAGTGCTGGCACAGAAGGCGGCGGAAGCGGCCGGCGATCTGCGGGAGGTGGGGGCGTGACGTTACACACACGGCTACACATTCGACGCGGCACGCCTGACGACGCAGACCGGTGTCAGCAGTTGACGCGCACCTATCGGCAGTGGTTCCCGTTTGTCATGCGGGCGTCGCTGATCGAAGCCGCTGAACGCGGCGAACTTCTGATCGCCGAGGTGGACGGCATGTTTGCGGGGTTTGTGTCGTATCGCACACGGCGCGACGGGTGGCACACGGTCTATGAGATCGCCGTCGCGCCCGAACATGCCGGTCAGGGCGTCGGGCGTAACTTGCTTTATGCCGTACCAACGCCGATCCGCCTGAAATGCCCGGTCGATAACGAAGCGTCGAATCGGTTTTATGAGCGCGCTGGCATGATGCTCGAAACCGTCGAAGACGGCAAGCGCCCGCTGAACGTGTGGACGATGCGCGTGTTATGTGTGCATGTGCAGGGTAATAACCGGAGCGTTCCCGCGTGGGCGCGCGAATCGGGGATGGCCTACGGTACGCGGCACGATGACACACCGCGCGATTACGTGTTCATGCTGGACATCAACTGGCGCAAGTACATCTGGTCGGAGTACATGGCGCGCGTGCTGCTATGGCGGCCGGTCATGGCGATGGTGGCCGATTACGAGCACCCGAACCAACGCGAGACGATGTTACAGCAGGTGGCAGACCTGCGCGCGGCGGGTGTGTTGCGTGTGCTGGTCTGTCCGAAGTTTCACGGCGCGGTAAAGGACATACCGGCAGACTGCATTGTGGCGATCAGTTTACCGTCACGTTATGCCGGGTTTGTGCCCGAAGTTGCCGAGGTTGGAAACCGGCCGGTGCATCTGCTCGGCGGTTCGCCGGTGAAAGCACGGGACGCCGTGACGCGCTTTAACGTGGTGAGCGCCGATTACAACACGCACCAGCGGGCGGCGCAGACGGGCGTGACGTGGGACGGCGCGCGCTGGCATCGGTCGATGATCGCTACGGCCACCAACGAATACAGCGAACGGGTATCTCTCAGTGGTGCGAACATCCGCCGGATGTTGAACCGCGCGGCGGAGTACGAACAGGCGGTGCTGCTATGACCCGCCCCGCGCCGTTCGACGGCACGCTGTTGCGCGTGAGCGAGGACGCGCTGCCCCGGTTGCGCGCGATGTTCCGCTGGTTGCGCAAACAAGGCGTGTTTCCGCGGGAGGCACGCCTGATCGAATACGCCGGCGGGTACGTGGCGCTGCGGCTGACCGTGGCGCAAACGCACGTGCTCGTCATGGCCTGCGGGTTGACGATGACGGAGGCAGCGTGACATGGACCGTAAACCGGATTATCCACGGTGACGCGCTGGACGTGCTGCGCGAATTGCCGGACGCCAGTGTGGACGCGATTATCACCGACCCGCCGTATGGCTTCTGGAGGCAGATTGACGTGTACTATTTCCCCGATGCGTGGTACACTTGTACGTGTACGTTCCCATATAACACGGACGAGCCGGGTGTTTGCGCACACCGGCCCGCCCTATCGGCAATAGGAAGGAGCTTTCCACATGCCGCATCCCTTCAATAGTACCACCACCCCGAATCACACACAATCCCATACGGCGGCGTTCCGCGAGGCGGTGCCATCGTGAGCATTAAAGCGATGCAGTGGGTCTTTGAACACTCACGAGCCACCGGATCGGCGCGCGTTCTGATGCTTGCCATTGCAGACCGCGCAAATGACGACGGCGTGTGCTGGCCGGATAAAGCGAACCTTGCCAAGAAGGTCAACGTCACCGAACGCACGATCATCAAACTTGTGCAGCAGTGCGAAGAACTAGGCGAGCTGTCCGTGTCTTTGTTCTATCGCGGAAAAGAACGTCGCACCGCGAACCGCTACATTATGATGGCACTGGCTCCGGCGGAGGTTCGCGCGACGGCGACGCCGGTTGTTACCGTGGCTTTACCACCGAAAATGGCGAAGGATCGCAAGCGGCGCGGCTTGAAGGGTGAACACGTCATCACCCCTGTCAACCGTGATGCGCACATCACCCCACCCGTGAACACGTCATCACCCGGGGGGGTGAACACGTCATCACCAGATTCATCAGTTAGTTCCACAGATAAACCACACTCTGTGCAGGACGCTATCGCGCCTGCATCGGAACCGTCCAAAGCAAAGCCGAAGCCAGCACGCAAGCCAAGACCATCGGACCCGTATTTCAACGCCATCGTTGAGGCGTTCGGATATGATCGGGACCGCCTCACGAAGACCGCAGAAAGCAACATCGCAAAGGTTGCCAACGAACTGCTGAACGCAGGGTACGAACCGGGTGACGTGGCCGAAATCTACAAGTGGTGCAAGCGCCAGAAGTGGACGGGCGGCTTTACGGTAAACGCCCTGACCACGCACGCCGCGAATTGGGCCGCCGCGCGCCCGCACCGGTCGGGCACCCCCGCCATGCACGTGCCGCTTGCCGAGCATGACGACATGCTGGACGCGCTGTTGGAGGATGTCGGCTAATGGGCACGCGACCGAACGTCCTCATTTACTGTGACGGCGCGTGTGTGCCGAACCCCGGCGCGATGGGGATTGGCGTGGTCCTGATCAGCGGTGATCACCGGCGCGAAATCTCGGAGTACATCGGCCTCGGCACGAACCAGCAGGCCGAAATACACGCGGCGCGGCGCGGGCTGGAAGTGCTGCGTATGCCGTGCAACGTGACGGTGATCAGCGACAGTCAATACCTTGTGCGCACGATGAACGGCGATTGGAAACCGCGCACGAACCTCGAAGCATGGGGCGCATTGCAGACGGTCGCCAACCAACACGATGTCGAGTGGGTGTGGGTCAAGGGGCATAACGGCACGGCTGACAACGAACGGGCCGATCAACTGGCGAACGACGCGGTGGGAGGTGTGGCATGAAGCTGTCCATTTCGCAGCACTTCCACAACAAGCAAAACCACGCGCCAATGAAGGCGAACAAAGACGGCACGTCCAACCGCTGGGCAATGGCCGCGTTTACGACGGTCGAATGGACACCGGAACAGATCACCGACCACCTGCGCGCGGGCAAAGCGATATGCGTTGCGGCGTTGGACGGCAACTGGCGCGGGCAAGCGAACTTTGTCAGCAGTCAATTGATGGGGATCGACTTTGACAACGGGCCGGATGTCGAGACGTTGGTCAAAAACGAGTTCGTCAAGGCGTATGCGTTCTATGTGTATCCGACGCCCAGCCATACGCCGGAGAAGCCCCGGAGCCGCGCGTTGTTCGCGTTGGACGAACCGATTACCGACTATGACCGGTATCGCGTTCTGATCACCCGGCTGTTGCACAAGCTGGACATGCTGAACGCGGACCCGTCGTGCAAGGACCCGGTGCGCATCTTCTACGGGTCGGACGTGGAGGGGTGGCGCGGGAAGTCGCTGGCGAAGGTCTTGCCAGTGGCTGTGCTGGACGCGCTGCCCAAGACCGACGACGAACTGTTGCGCGAGCAGCGGGCCAAAGAACCGCCTCCGCCGTTCAAGGCGGAAACATCGGCAGAGAACAAGCGCGCGCAAGCCTACAGCGAAGCGGCGCGCCGGCGCATCCTCGATGACGCGTTATCGAACAACATCGAGGGCCATCGTCACCATGCGTTTATCACGGCCGTGTGGCAGTTGGTCGCGTTGGAAAAAGGCGGCTGGCCGGGCATTAACGCGGCGTCGGACGCGCGGTACCTTGCGGGCGTGTTAGACCGCGAGGACGTACTCGACAACGCGCTAAAGGGCGCACAGCGCAAGGTTGACCCGTCGTGGTTCGAACTGCCGGAGATCAAAGACCCGCGGGTATCGAATTACGTAACGCCGGAGCCGGGCAAGGACGCCCCTCCCCCGCCGACCATTCACTGGAAGTCGAGCGATGACGCGCTGCTGATGTATGACGACCAGCTTGTAACTCCGACGAAAGACGAATTGCCGTTGGTGTTTCCGTTTGAGGCGCTGCACCCGTTGGGCGGGATGTGCCATTACATCCCGCTGGGCAAGATGATCGGCGTGCCGGGCGCATCGGGCGGCATGAAGACGTCGTTTCTGGAAACGATCACCGACGCATGGCGCAAAGGGCAAGGCGTCGACGTGCTGTGGTGGGGTACGGAGTGGACGCCGGTCGAAATGGCGGCGCGTGCGATTCAGCGGTACGGCGGCGCGACGATGGATGAAGCCGAGTCTCACCGTATCTGGTTGTCGGAGGAGGAACGGCGCATCAACGGCGAAACCCTCACCCACCGGCGCGGGCGGCGCATGCCGGATGACGTGCTGATCAAAAGCAACCAGATCAGCTATACGATCCGCAACAAGTGGCCGGGCAAGTCGCACTATATGGAAGAGCCGGTCAGCGATATCGACCTGCTGATTACCAAGATGAACGACCGGTGCGACGCCCTGCGGACGGCCGGGCGTAACGTGCGCGTGGCGGTGTTCGACTACCTTCAGCTTATCGACTTGTACGCGGCGCGATCGGAGGCCGAACGGGTCACGATGGTGCTGGGCAAGATCAAGATGTTCTGTCAGGAAAAGAAGTTGGTGGTGATCGTGGCGACGCAGGTCACGAAGACTGCCGCGCAGGACATGCGCGATGGCGGGCTGATCGAACAGGAAGACGCCCAATTTGCGCGGTCGGACAAGTTCAACCTGGTGCTGACGGTCAACCCCATCTATCAGGGCAAGATGCTTACCGAGGAGGGCGTGATTAACGTCGTCAAGAACTCGCTGGGCAAGTCGGAGCCGGTGACGGTTTACATCAAGCCGTCGCGGCTGGCATGGCTCGACAAGCGCGTGCCAAAGTCGGAACACAACGGACACGCGCCCGCCCCTGTCCGCAGATACAAGGATGACACCCATGACGACGATCTACCGGACACCGACAAAGATACACGCCCGACGCCCGTTGACGCCATAGCGGACGCACCGCTAGAGCGCGTTTCGGACATCCCGTTTTAGGAGGCCACGATGACACGAAAGCACCTGCTCACGTTGATTGATGTCGTGTCCGATGCGGCCGCGCTTTTGGAGTGCCTTCCGGTACAGCCAACGGACGCGCTAACGGACGCCGTTTTGGGCGCTTCGTGCGACCTGCGAAAAGCAGAGACGGCGCTCATGTTGGAGGCCGCTGCTCGGCTATTGGACACCGAAAACGCGCCGGAGATGCCGTCCGGTGCATCGGCGGGGGAGGGGTAACGGACATGCGTACGGACATGCGTCCGCTGGACACACAGACCCGACGCGCACTGGACATGATTGCGGACATGTCCGCTGCACAGTGGATAAACTTCGGGCAGTGGTGCGCGAAGTGGGCGCAGGTGTTCGCCGCGCTCGACCACCGGACGCGCACCACGCCGATGCAGCGGACACCGCAACGGACGGCCGCACAGCCGCAACGCACGCCACAGCGGACGCACAGCGGACGGCGGCGCAAACGGGGCAAGACGCCGGCGTATCGCAAGAACATGCGGGCGGCGGACATCCTCGCGGCGCACTTCGAGGGCGGGCGCAACGCGGGCGATCTGTACATCCCGGCGCGCCAGTTGGCGGATAAGCTGGGCATCGGGAGCACCACAGCGAACGATTATCAGGTACGGATGCGGGGCTATCTGGATGATGGAGGTGAGGACTAATGCCAATCGACTATCGCAAGTATCCGCCCGACTGGGGCGACATCAGCAAGCGCATACGCGAACGCGCCGGCAACGTGTGCGAGGAGTGCGGCGTGCCGAACGGGTCGCATGTGACCCGCGCGAAAGGGGATCGCAGCCAATGGACGCAGGTCGAAGCGGGGAAGGGTACGCGCATCGTGCTGACCGTGCATCACATCGGCGCAGACCATGCCGACGGCACGCCCGGCGATCCGCGTGACAAGATGGACGTGCGCGACGAAAACCTGATTGCGCTCTGTCAGGCGTGCCACCTGGCGGCGGACCTCGACCACCACATTGCGGAGGCGCGCAAGACGCGGGCGCGCAAACGGCACGAGCAGATTGTACAGGCCGGACAACGGAGGTTGATATGACGGACATCGTGACCGTCTACACGGTCGAAAAGTGCTACGAAGTTGCGAGAACTAGGCGGATAGGCTAACCCATGAGCGACACAATAACGCTGACGTTGTATGAACTGTGGTGGGAATGGGACTATGACGAACCGCCGATGCTCGAAATCACGGCGGGATCGCTAGAACTCGCCAAAGCACATGCGCGCGCCGAGGTACAGCGCCGCAAGGATAACTACGACGAATCAAAGTGGGAAGAGGTCGAGGCCAACAAACGGCGGTTTATCACTCATCATTGGCGGTATCCATACGAAGTCACCAAACAGGGGCGCGTGATGGAGTGGTTGACAATTCGCACTTGCAGCGTGGAGTTTCCGCGTGATGTGTTAGAAACGGCGCTAGGGGTAAAGAGCCCATGAGTGACGAACGGTTTCCAGAAAACACGCTGTATTTTACGTCGGTGCGTGTACACGGTAATGCGTTCCCGGCGTGGTATTCGGTGTGCTACGAATACGAGGGCTGCGATTGTATTGGGGTCGCCGGCACGCTTGATGAGGCGAAAGCGGTCGTCAACCGGGTGTGTGTATGGCGCTTTACCTGACGACGACTTGGGATAAGCCCGTAAAGGACTTGGGATAAATGGACGACGCGACGCGCAAGGCATGGGAGAGCGGACCATACGGGCGATGCCTTGCGCTCGCTCGTGAGGACCGGGAGCAGAAACGGGCGGGCCGGTTGCATTGGTCCGCCGCCAACTTCATTGACGACGACACGCCCGACGCCAACCGCGTGCGGCCGACGGAAGCGCGGGCGGTACAATTGGCGTTCTGGAGCTGCGACGACGCCCACGCGGTAATGCGGACGGTACGCGAAATGGGACGGGACGCGGCCCTGCCCGACTATCAACCGACGTTCTACAGCGTGTGGCAGCAGACCGTGGCGGCGGGCAAAGAGGCCGCGATGGAACGGCAGCGGGTACGGTTCCGCCAAATCGTGATGCGCGCCGTGCCGCTGTTTGACATGGCCGGGATCGAGACGAAAGAGGAGAGCGCGTGAACGCGCCGCCTACGCTTGACCATTGACGTAAAATAGAGACAGACGAAAGGCGCGGCGGATGGCATCAACGGACACGGGGCGCAACTTCCATCCCGACGGCACGCCGTTGACGGATGACGAGGTGATTGCGCTGATTCGGGAGCAGACCGACACGATACTCCTGTCGTTTAGCCGGGGCAAAGACAGCATCGCGGCGTGGCTCAAGCTGCGGCCGCACTTCAAGCGCATTGTGCCCTACTTCATGTGGATCGTGCCGGGCCTGACGTTCGTAGACGACAGCCTCAAGTATTACGAGGACTGGTTTGGCGAACGCATTTACCGCGTACCGCATCCGCAATGGTACAAGATGCTGCGTGAGATGGTCTGGCAACCGGCGGAGCGCCTGCTGTTTATCGAGGCGATGAACCTTCCCAAGTGGACGTATGACGATTGCAGCCGCGCTACGGCGCGCTGGGCGGGCTTGCCTGACGACACATGGACGGCCCACGGTACGCGCATGCAAGACAACCTGTGGCGGCGTGCCAACCACAAGAAAAGCGGGGCGATCAACTGGAAACGGCGCACGTTCGGCCCGATTGCGAACATGAGCAAAGACCAGTTGATCGAGACAATAGCGGGCGCGGGCGTAAAGCTGCCAGTGGACTATCACTGGTTCGGCTGTTCGTTCGACGCCATTGATTACAAGTTCAGCGGGGCGGTGCGCAAGTACGCGCCCGACGATTACGCGGTAATGCGGGAATGGTTCCCGCTGATTGACCTGGAGATTGCGAGGTACGAAGGATGGCAGTAAAGAACCTCGCCACTATCGCCGCCGTGCTTGGGGAATACGACGCGCCGGACATCAGCGACCCCGTAGACAATCCGCTGGCCGATGTCGAGTACACCGGCGACACGGAGACGGACGCCGACGCCGAAGTGAAGGCGATCAAGACGGCGTTTCAGGTCACGGCGTATGAGGAAAAGGCGCGTTACAAGCTGGCGACCGACAGCGAGTTCTGGTTTGCGATCTGCTTTCAGACCCGTGAGCAAAAGGACGCCTTCTTGCGCGCGGTGAATTGGGACTTGATCGGAGACAAGTATCTCGACGGCGCCATGCTGGCCGCGCTGTTGGGGATCGAACTGCCGCCGCCGCCGGCATACATGCGGCGCAAACTGAAGAAGCCGGATAAGCGGATAGAGGCGTTGGTGGGTGACGGGTAGACGTGTGACATGGGAAAAGGTTTAGCAAGCGAGAAGCATAAACGGGCAATCGAGGAACGGCGCGAGCTGGTGTCCTCGCTTGTGCGTCGAAAGCTGACAATCCGCCGCATCTGTGCGGAACTAGAGGCGGCCGGCTATGTTAACCCTGCAACCGGCAAGGCGTGGTCACACAACGCGATCCACGAGGATATTACCGCGCTCAAAGAAGAATGGCGGCAGAACGCGCAAGCGAACATCGAACAGCACTTCGCCGACCTGCTGGCCGAATACGAGGAAGTCAAAAGCGCCGGGTGGCAAGCCGGCAACCTGAGCGCGGTATTGAAGGCGATGGACAGCCAGCGGGAGATGTTCGGCTTTAAGAGCATGACGACGGACTACGACTGGCGCAAAGAACTTGAGGACGCCGGCGTGAAGGCGTCGGACGTATTCGAGCAGTTGGTGAATCAGATCGCAGAACACATAGGGGGTGAGTGATGGGACGTGGGGCAGGCGGTAGTGGACGAGGCGGGGGCGGTGGGGGACAGACCGCCAATGAAATCCGTTACAACAACGCGCTAACAGAAGCCGAAGCTGATTTTGCGGAAGCGATGAGAGTCATTCCCGCGAACTATCGCGGCCAAGAAGACCGCAGATATTACGCGAATCGGCTTGTTGAGGCACGAATTGCGGCTGAAGCGGCGCGTGATGAGGCCGCCGCTATAAGAGCCGGCCGGCGCCCTATGGGTTCGTTGGTTTTGCAACGGCTAGACCTGTTGACGCCCAAAGAGCGTCGCCGCCGTGTTGATGAGCTGCTTCGAGGAGGCCGCTAACCGAATGACTCTCAACCTCTCCCCCGCTGCGCAAGACGCGCTGATGCGTGACGTATACCGCGAGGCCAAACGGCGCGCGGACATGCGGCGCATGGCGTCTACGCGCGGGGTCGAGTTTCGCGGCGGGAACCTGGCGGCGCTCAGCAACCACGACGCCGAAATGGTGCTGTCGGGGCCGGCGGGCACGGGCAAGACGCGCGCCAACCTGACGTACATCAACGACGCCATGTGGACGCATCCGAACCTGCGCGTGCTGATCATCCGCAAGGTGAAAGCGGACTTGGCCGAAACGGCGCTGGTGACGTATGAGCGCGATGTACTAGGCTTCGATAACCCGATATGCCAGGGCGCAACCCGGCAGCACCGCGACGCCTACCGCTATCCGAACGGCTCCATGATGGTGATCGCCGGTATGGACCGGCCGGGGCGCGTGCTGTCGTCGGAGTGGGACATTATTTACGTCTCCGAGGTGAACGAAATCAGCCTCGACGACTGGGAACTGCTGAACTCGCGGTTGGGGCGCACGTTGGCGTATCCGCACCCGCAGCTGCGCGGCGATTGCAACCCGGACCGGCCCGACCACTGGCTGTTGCACCGCAATTCGTTGACGATGCTGTACACGACGCACAAAGACAACCCGGCGTACTACCACGCCGACGGCACGATTACGGAACTCGGCACGCGGTACATGAGCCGGCTGGAAGCGTTGACGGGCGTGCGGCGTGAGCGTTACCTGCTGGGCCGGTGGGTGATGGCGGAGGGCGCGGTGTATACGCAGTGGGACAAGGGGATGCACGTCATTGAGCCGTTCGATATTCCGGCCGATTGGCGGCGCATCCGGTCGGTTGACTTCGGATATACGAACCCGTTTGTAGCCCAGTGGTGGGCCATTGACCCGGACGGGCGCATGTACATGTACCGCGAAATCTACAAGACACAAACGTTGGTCGAGGACCACGCCGCGCGGATTAAGGACCTGAGCGCCGGCGAACGGTATCAGTACACGGTGGCCGATCACGACGCCGAAGACCGCGCGACGTTGGCACGGCATGGGATCGCAACCGTAGCGGCCAACAAGAAGGTGCTGGCCGGTATTCAGGCGGTTAGCGAACGGTTGACGCCGGCGGGAGATGGCAAGCCGCGGTTGTTTCTGTTCCGTGACGCGCTGGTCGACCGCGATATGAACCTCGAAGCGGGCAAGCAGCCGGTGCGGACCGAAGACGAGTTCGGCGGGTACGTGTGGAATGACAAGGTGCGCAAAGAGGAGCCGGTGAAGCAGGACGACCACGGGCTAGACGCGGCGCGCTATGCGGTGATGGCGGTAAACAGTCGGGTTGCGCCGCAGTTGGCAGCCAATCCGTTTTATGGACACGGGGGGTAGATATGCCAGCAGTAGAACGCAAGTACGATCCGAACGACCGGACGTGGGCGAAACAGACCGACGAGGCCATCGACAAGGAACGGCGCGAACGGGCGGCGGCGATTGCCAAGCGGCGCGAGTGGTATCTCGGACGGCATCCTGACCCGTTGGTGGTGGAGCCGGGCAAGCTGAACGACAACATCAAGTACAACCTGGCCGGCCGCGCGGTCAACAAGGCGCTGGAGTTCATGGGCGAGCCGGAAAAGCTCGACCTGACGCCGGATGACGACGAAACGGACGACAGCCCCCAGCAGCGGGCGGTTGACGACCTGTACGAACTGGAGTTCATGGACCAGTTCAGCGACTTGGCGTTAGAAGGCGCGTTGACCGGGCACAACTTCGTGAAGCTGTACGTCGACGATCAGGGCCTGTTCCGCGCGTCGGTGTTGGACCCGTCGATTATGACGGTGTGCTGGGAGCGCGGGCGCGGGTTTCGCGTCAAGCCGCTGTGGTATCGCGCGCAGTGGCGTGAGGGCGATTGGCATTACCGGCAGGACGTGGTGCCGGTCAGCCTCATAGATGCGACCGAGGACGAGTACGGCCGCACGGTGATCGACTACAACCGCGGCTGGCGCATTCTCGATTACCGGATGCGCGAGAATCAGACGGCGTGGGAGCCGTTGAACGCGGATGACTGGGGCTGGCCGTTTGCGCCGATTGTGGACGCGCCGACGTTGACGGTGCCGTGGGAATACTACGGCCAACCGCTGCTGTCTGACAGCATGATCGACCTCAACCATTCGGTGAACTTCATCGCGTCGAATACGGCACGGATTATCAAGTTCCACGCGCATCCGCGCACGGTGGGCATCGGCTTTGAGCCGCCCGACGTAAAACCGACTGCGGTTGACGGCCTGTTTACCGTGCCGGAAGGCGGGAACGTCTTCAACCTCGAAATGAACAGCGACCTATCGTCCAGCATGGGCATGTTGGGCGAGGTGAAAACGCAGTTCTTCGCGGAGATGCGCGTGGTCGATCAGGCGACGGTAAAAGATCGGATCGGCAACCTGACGAACTTCGGCCTGCGGATGCTGTACAACGACCAGATTCAGTTGACCGAAAACATGCGCGAGACGTTCGGCGAACTGGTCAGCGAGGTAATCTATCGCATGGGGTTGGTGCTGAACATGGGGTTTGAGAAGCCGGTGGCGGTGTGGCCGGATATGCTGCCGGTCAACCGGATCGAACTGTTGCAAGAACAGCAGATCGAAAGCCAGCTAGGGACCAGCAAGCAAACGTTGGCCGAAGACCGCGGGCGCAATTGGGAAATCGAGGAAGAACGCAAGACGGACGAACAGCAGAGCGAGGCCGAAGCGTTGACGAACGTGCTTGTGCGCGCGGGCGAACGGGGCGGCGGGTTTGGCGGGGTGCCGGCACAGAACGGGGCGCGTGAATGACCGACCTGCCGCCCCCGCTGCGTGAGACGAATTGGCACGCGCGCCTACGCCGCCTCGGTGACGCGCTCGGCGCGCTGGTATCGCGGGCATGGTTGCGCCGCGCGGCCGGCCTGACCGTGCGTTTGCAGTTGACCGAAACGGAATTGACGCGCGCATTGCAGACGGGCAGCACATCGGCCAGCGACGTAATTCAGCGGGCGGCGGCGATGGTGGCGGCGGCCGGCGGGCAGTTCACCGACGAATTGGCGGAGTTGGCGCGGCTGGGCGTAATCGACGGCGTGAGCCTCGGCATTGAAGCGGCGCGGGGCATGATCGGCGCGCAAGACGGGGCATTACTCGCCAATTTCCGCAGTCCGACGGCGGAGATGTTGCGCCAGCTAGAACGCATTGTCGAGCGCGAGGCGTTTAAGGCGTCGGTAGCACGGTTCGGCGCGGACATCGGCGGGAAGGCCGGCGATCTGCTGCTGTACGGGCTGGCGCAAGGCTACAACCCGCGGCGGATCGCCAGCATCCTCAGCAACTACATTGTGAGCGTGCCGAAAGTGTGGGCGGAGACGACAGCGCGCACGGCACAACTGTACGCCTACCGGCGCGCGACGCACGAGACGTACCGCGCCAATGCGGACGTGGTGACGGGGTGGATGTGGTGGAGCGCAAGAGACGTACGCACATGTCTCTCATGCCTCAGCCTGCACGGGCAGGTGTTCCCGCTGTCCGAGGAACTGAACGACCATCATCGGGGTCGGTGTTCTGCAATTGGAATTGTACGCGGCTCGACATGGCCGAACGATGTCCAGCGCGGGCCGGAGTGGTTCGCAGGGCTGGACGCGGTGCGTCAGCGCGAGATGATGGGGCCGGGCATGTTCGCGGCGTATCAGGCCGGCGGGGTGGACTGGTCGCGCATGAGCGTGACGTATCAGAACGACGTGTACGGGCCGATGCGCCGGCAGGCGACATTGCGCGAATTGGGAATTGCGAGGACACGGTGATGAAACGGATTGTGCGAGTGTTTACGGAGTGGAGCGAAGATGACAAGGCGAGAGGGATGCACTTGCCGCGCATACTGCTGTTGTGTGCTGCAATCTTGCTTGCCACTGTCGTGATTGGTCTGATATTCCAGTACGCGGGATAGCGAGGGTACGGTGATGGCGGGGACATTGAATGTGACTGTAAAAGCCCACCAATGGCGGCGGTGGTGGTTGTGGCGGTTCCGGCGGAACGTGTGGATAGTCGAGACACGCGATAGCGATACCGGCCGTCTTTATGGCCGACTCATTGTTCGCGGTGAACAGCGGAACGGCAATGTGGTCATTTCGATGTTGGCCGAAGAAGGTGACAAGGTTGTGGTCAAGGAATGGAAACAGGCAATCGAATGAACATAACGCCGAAGCAGGTAAGCGTTGACCCGCGGAAGCCGGTGGTGCTGACGTGGCGCGAGTTGGAGGCGATCACACGGCCGCTGCACATGAACGTGAAGGCCGATGTCGACCGGTTGCATGACATCTGGAAGCTGGGCGCGCCGTCGCCCGACAGCCGCGTGCTGCTGCCACGGGGGTACGATCCGCGCAAGCAGCAGGCGGGCGCATACGAGGCGCGTTTGGTGCTGCCGACGGTGCTGCGGCGGTGGATCGAGGAGACGGCAACGCGGCGCGGGATTTCGTTCGAGGTGGCGTTTGCGAAGCTGAGCGGGCCGGCTGGATAGGGGGATAGGATAATGGGACGTGGGGCAGGTGGCAGCGGTAGAGGCGGCGGGGGGGGGCGCGGGTTAACAGACCGCGCACGCGCCGCTATTGCGGAAAAAGAATCACAACTGCGCGGTCTGCAAAGACGCCGGGCGGATCTCATCCTCAGATTAGGCAACCCGAACAACTCGGCAAGGGCAGACCGTCAATTACAGAAAGATCTGAACTCCACATTGAAGCGTATCCGAGAAGCGCAAACAGTGCTTAACGGTATTCGCAGTGGTGATCCCGCGTTTGACTGGTATCGCTAACCCGTAAACGGCATCCCCCATATTTGGGGTTCACATGGTACGTACAATGACGTACTATAGGTATATCAGAGGCAAACAAACGGACCTCTGCAAACGGGAGACACCGAAATGACCAGCAACTTGTACAACCCATTCAGCGACATCGAAAACGTAGAAATCCAGATGAACGACGAGAGCCTGCAGTATGGCGCAGCAATGATCGCCGGCGCGAAGGCCGCCGCCGAATATATGGCGACAGCCAAGTATTTCGATAGCGAACGCGTAGGACATGCAATGGCAGACGCGTGGGCGAGCGATCTGGTTACTCGCGGGGTCCGCATCGACCGCGACGACACCCACGGTTTCTACAGCGGGTTCCGCGCACAGTGTCTAATGATGGTGATGAAAACCGAGTACACAGGCCCCTCCACCGCCGCCGATCTGTAATCTAGACGACCACCGCCCCCGGCTGTTCGTGCAACCGGGGGCGGTTTGTGCCGGGAGACACCGGCAGAGAGGATTGTAGCATGAACGCCATTCGCAACGAACATCACTACCGGGGCATGTTTGCCTTCGGGGCCAGCGCAAACCCGCAGCTCGCGGCCAGCGCCGTCTACGCCGTCCGTCACGGGCATTGGGGACCCGCCGACGCGCACACGGATGAGTACGGCGAGCTTGTCCGCGAGTTCCGCACGGCGCACGGCGACACGGTTCCCGCTGATGTGATCCTGTCGGCTATGGACAGCGCACGGCGCGCTGAACGATACGGCAAACTGGTGCGCGGCTGGGACTGGCGCACGACGCCGGATCTACTCGCCGAGGCTGAGGCGTTGGCTACACGGCTCGGCATGAACCGCACACAGCTTCTCGAACACGCGCTGCGGCGATTGATAGAGCAATCCGCGTAACAGTTGACAGTTGAGATACAATAAAGAGTAGATGAACGGCGCAACGCATGAGGCGAGCGCCGTTTTCGATTCAAGGGAGGGCGTGATGCCTGACGAAACACCGGATGCCAACCCTGAAGGGGCAGCGTCCACAGCACCGGAGAAGCAGCCGAAGGTGTTTGGCGAGGATTACGTGCGTCAACTGCGCGAGGAAAGCAAGGCGCGCCGGTTGGAGATCGAACGGCTGGAGAGTCAGTTGAACGAACTCAAGGCCACCGCCCAGGGTGGGCCTGATGACGACGTAAAGAAGACGCTGAACGAACTCAAGGCGCAACTGAAGGCGGAGCAAAAGGCACGCGAGGAAGCGGCGGCGAAAGCTGCGGCGGCCGAACGGCAAGCGCTCCGGTTGAAGGTTGCGGCCGACCTCGGACTGCCGCCGGCGCTGGCCGGCCGGTTGCAAGGCGAGACGGAAGACGAACTTCGCGCGGATGCGGAGACGTTGAAGCCGCTTGTCACACCGGCCGAACAATCGACGCAGAAGCCGAAACAGACGACAACCCCGGTACCGGGCGGCCAGCCCAGCGGCGAAACGCCAGAACAGCGGCGTGCGCGGTTGTATGGGCGCGGGCCGAGTGGTGGGGGTCCGTTTGGCTAGGCTCCAAACAGAGGGCTAAACAATGGCAACCACCACGGTTTCCGATCTTTCTAGCCTGTTCCCGCTGATCTACGAAGACGCCGTATTCGCGGCCCGTGACCTGAACTTGATGACGAACCTTGTCACCAACTTCAACGCGGCCGGCTATGCGACGCGCACCGTAGGTATCTGGAACACGGCCGAAGTCTTGCAGGTTGACGATGGTGTGGACTTCACCACCAACCGCAAGTTCAGCAAGAGCACAAAGGCGACGTTCACGCCGTATATGTACCACACGCAGTTCATCGTGACGGACGCGATGGTGGAGACGGACGCGGACCGCGCCAGCGTGCGCAACAGCGCCGGCCTCGAACTTGGCGCGGCGATGGCGCAGTACGTCGACAAGGCGCTGATCGCGGTGTTCCCGTCGTTCAGCAACAGCCTCGGCAGCGCCAGCAACGCGCTGACCTACGGCATCGTGGCGGCGGCGCTTGCGCAGATTCGCCAGAATCAGGCGCGTGGGCAGGCCAATTGCGTGCTGCATCCGTACCAGTGGCACGACGTTTGGGTGGAACTCGGCCGTCCGGCCGCGACCTATCAGTTCGTGGGCGACGTGGCGAATCAGGCCATGCGCGACTACGTTGTGGGTTCGTGGTTGGGCATGATGTGGTACCAGACGGCGAACATCGAAGCGGACGCCAGCGACGACGCAATCGGCGCGGTGTTCACCCGTGACGCGCTGGCGATGGATACGCGCAAGCCGCTGTACTTCGAGGACCAGCGCGACGCCTCGTTGGCAGGCACGGAACTCAACGCGCGTATTGGTTTTGCGACCGGTACGTTGTGGGCGGAGCGCGGCGCGTACATCACGTCTGATGTCGCAGAGCCGACGAGCTAAGGGGAGGACTGACAGATGTTCGGGTCTAACAACGTACAGAGCGTCACCCTTCACATCGACCTCGATCCGGCCGGGAACGACGTGTACCACGTGTGGCGCGCGCCGGTGGCCGCGACGGTTCAGCGTGTTGTGGCGATGAGCAACAAGACGCAGAACGCGGGCACGGCAATCGCCATCGAGCTGCACAACTACGGCACGGCGGGGACGGCGATCAAGTCGAGCGGCGGGACCATCGGCGGCGGTTTGGGCGGTACGGCTTCGGCCTCGCGCCTGACCGCAGATGTGCCGGCGGCTTCGACCAGCTTCACGAACCCGTATCTAGCGGCGGGCGAATACGTTCGCCTTGCGCTGACCGAAGAAGGATCGGGCTGGCAGTCGGGCGAAAACCTGACCGTGCAGGTCGATTACGTCCTCGGCAAGCAGGCGGCCAACGCCTAACGCATGACGCACATGGGGATGACGGGGGCGGTCTACGGGCTGCCCCCGTTTACTTTAGGAACTCGCGGTGCTTGTTCGAACGACTGTGAACCCAACGATGGCACTTCTCGCAGAGGGTCACGAGGTTGTCAGGGTCAAAGCGCAGTTCTGGATGATCGGCAAAGGGGCGAATGTGGTGAGTAACCAACTTGGGTTCAGCGGTGGCGCGGTAAGTGCCACACCGGGCGCAAGTGTAGTTGTCACGCGCCAGCACGGAGGCGACCAACGCGCTCCACTTTTGCGTTTTGTACAACCGCTGTCTGATCGGCGTAACGCCGCCTTTCCAATAAGTATACCACGGGAAAAGCAACATGCACATCCTGATTCATTCCAACGGACCTCAAGTCCAAACTGGTTACGGTCAGCAAACAGACATCTTCAGCCGCCTGATGGCGGCGGACGGACATACGGTTGACATCTCGTGCTTCTACGGCTTGCAGGGCCAGCGCGTGCGCACCGCGCCGAATATCACGCTGTATCCGGCCGGGAGCGACCGGTACGGGCAGGACTTCGCGCTGAATTACCTTCCCCACCTGAAGCCGGACGTGTTTGTAACGCTAATGGATTTGTGGGTGTTGGACATCGGCTTTTTGGAACAAGCGAAGCCGGTGAGCTGGTGCCCGATTGACCACTATCCGCTAACGCCGGAAGTGCGCCGCCGGCTGCCGTTCTGCCGCGCGGTGTGGGGCATGAGCCGGTACGGTACGAACCTGATTCGGTCGGCCGGGATTACGGACGTGTGGTATGTGCCGCACGGGATTGATACGGACGTATTCACGCCGATTGACCGGGCCGAGGCGCGCGAAAAGCTGGGGCTGGCGCAGGATGCGTTCGTGGTGACGTGTACGGCGGCCAACAAGGGCACGCCTTCGCGCAAGCATCTGCCGAACCTGCTGAAAGCGTGGGGCGCGTTCATCAAGACGCACAAGGACGCCGTGCTCATCTTACACAGCGATCCGCGCCCCCGGTCGCATGGGTTTGCGTTGACCGAAATCATCAAGTTCTACGGCATCCCGGATGCGAATATCCGGCTGCCGGATTACTACGGGCTGGACGCCGGGTTGTATACGCCGGCCTCGCTGAACCTGATGTACAACGCCGGGGACGTGTTCGTTCTGCCGAGCGCGGGCGAGGGGTTTGGGATACCGGCGGTCGAAGCGCAGGCGGCGGGATCGCCGGTAATCCTGACCGACTTCAGCGCGCAAACGGAACTGTGCGGATCGGGCTGGTTGCTGCACGTCGATAGCATGGACTGGCAGTACACGGTGCAAGGGGCCGAACAAGCGCACGTCTCGGCGAAGGCGATCCTCGCGGCGCTCAATCAAGCATACGAGGCGCGCGGGGATGATGCGCTGCGGGCGCGGGCGCGGGAGTTCGCGTTGCAATACGACCACCGGCGCATCTACGAGACGTACATGAAACCGGCGCTGATGGGCATTGTGTACGGAGAGACGGACGAACAGCGCACGGCGGCGCGGTTGGCGCTGCGGGCGGCGGAGACGGATAACGCGGGCGCGCCGTGCTGGTGCGACGACGATACGAAACCGCCGTGCTGCGCGGAGTGCGCGTATACGGCCAGCGTGGGGATGTTGAGTGTGGAGGCGGCGGAATGAAGGCGACGGACATTACCGGGCGGCTTGGCGATAGCGTCATGTTGACACTAGAAGAAGTGGCGTTGTTGATGCACTACGGCGCGCGTGCGCAGGGGCCGATTATCGACCTCGGCACGTATCAGGCGGGCAGCGCGATTGCGCTTGCGGCGGAGAGTGCGCATCCGGTGTACAGCTTCGACATTCACGAGGACCACGACGCCGGCGGCGTATTCGCGTTTGCGGAGGCAGACAGGGACGCGGCGATTGCGCATATCGGGCTGTTCGGCGTAGGCGACCGCGTGTTTCTGAAGCGGGAACGCAGCACCGACGCGGCGTTGTCGTGGTGTGAGCCGGTGGGGCTGGTGTTCGTAGACGCGGACCCGGCCGACGCGCTGGCGAATGTGGACGGCTGGGGGCCGTTCGTGCTGCCGGGCGGGTGGCTGATTTTGCACAACATTGGCGAGGAAAGCGTGCAAGAAGCGGCGGCCTACCTGCTGGAAAGCGGCGATTGGTCGTTTGAACGGGCGCGAGATCGCACGGCGGTGTATCGCAAGCGGGCGGACGCGGAGCCGTACAGCGCGCCGGAGCCGGCCGAGGTGGTCGAGCCGCACATTCTGATTGAGAAGCCGAAGCGCAAGCGGAAGGCCAGCTAATGAACGTCAACGC